GAATATAGTATTTATGATTGTAAATTAGAAAGATTTGCTACAGATATACCTAAAGTAATATTTGATGTTGCTTGGGATGGAACTGATTTTATAAATATAAAATACAATAAATTACATAACAAATACATTCATAATTCTAATAACAAATATTTAATAATGGCACAAGATTTAACATTTTTAAGAGAAAGAAAATTAATAGATAATTTAATGCCTTGTATAGAAGAAATATTTTCATATGATTTTGAAAATATTCATATAAAATTGGTTGATGGAGTTCCAGGTTGTGGAAAAACAACTGCCATTTTAAATATACATAATCCAAAAACTGATTTAGTTTGTACAGCAACTAAAGCAGGAAATAATGATTATGTAGAAAAAGGTGACAAAAATTATTTAAGAAATTATAGAACTTATGATGCAGTTTTACTAGGAGATTGTCCTATAGTAGATAGATTATTAGCTGATGAAGGATTAATGGTACATGCTGGAGATATATTATTAGTTGCTTTTAAATGTAAAGCTAAAACAATATTAGTTTACGGTGACAGTAAACAAATACCATTTATTAGTAGATGTATAGGATTTGAATTAAAATATCATATTTTAAATATAAATGATATAGAATATAATTATATTACATATAGATTACCAAAAATTATGATACCAATCCTTAGTCCATTTTATAGTAGATTAGAAACAAAGAGTAATATAGAAGGAAATATAAAATTAATACACATTAGAGTTCCTCCAACAATAGATAATGTTGATCATATATTAACATTCACAAAAGTAGAAAAGAAAATATTAGCTAGTAGAAATACAACTAGAGTTTCCACTATTCATGAAAATCAAGGAAAAACATACAAAAATGTAGCATTAGTAAGAGTAATAATACAAGAAAATAGTATATATACAAGTGAACCACATATTATAGTAGGTTTATCAAGACATACTAATAATTTTTATTATTATACAATTACTATGAATGATACAGTTTCAAAAATATTAAATAAACGATATAGTACAGCTACTGATTCAAAAACTAGATTAGAAAGTACAATAAAACCTAGAAAGATTATGACTTGTAATATTCCATTAATAAAAGAATCAATAAATAAATTGAAGAAATCTGATAGAATATTATCAAACTTTAGCCAATTTATACTGTCTATAACTAATTGTAATAATAATATTTCTAATGATATGTTAGTAACTAGTTATATTCCAAATATATTAATAGAAAATTCACCTTGTGATGATGTTTCTATAGATATATTACAATCAGAATTGGATTGTTTATTTGAGAGATATGATTATGATAAAATTGAAGAATTAAGAAATGCTAGTATTTTTCCATTAGAATCAGAATTTGAAATTAGTTTAGATAAAGCTTTAAGTTTCAAACCTTATAATGAAACTTATTGTAAACCTAAATTAATAACTTGTCAACCAGAGCCTGGAAAAGGTACTTTATTCGAAACAATTACAGCTGTTCGAAAAAGAAATTTAGATCCACCTATATTAAATTATACTAGAAATCCAAATTTAGCTAAAGAAGTTGCAGAAGTATTTGTAAAAACTTACATAGATGAAGAGAAATTAAAATACGCATTATCTGTAAATGATTATAAATCTTGTGCATATTTTGAAGATTGGTTAGCAACTAGAACAGGATCACAATATAGTCAAATGTTAGGTTTAAATTTATTTATACCATCAGAATCTAATTATACAAGTCATGTAAAACCTGACATGAAACCAACATTTGATAATAGTCATAATGAAGTATTAACTGCAGGTCAAGTAGTTACTGCACATGATCCTAGAGTTACAGCTAAATACTGTAACATATTTAGATGTATGACTAGAATTTTAAAATATAGTTTAAAATCTAAATGGTTAATAAATGATGGTATAACATTAGAAGAATTAAGTGGTCACATTAATTTTATACTAACTAATGTTACTTCTATAAAATCTCAAGAAACAGATATAGGCAAATTTGACAAAAGTCAAGATGAATTTTGTCTGGATGTTCAAGATAATGTATTTAAGATATTAGGAATGCCAGAAGAAGAAAGAATAGAATGGAATAAATGTCATGGTATTAACAAATTAATATTCCATAAAATAGGTATTAGTCTTAACACTAAATATCAAAGAAGAAGTGGTGATGTAAGTACATTTATAGGTAATACTATAATTACTATGGCTACTTTAGCTTATACACACGATTATACTAAAGCATATGGAGGTATATTCGGTGGAGATGACAGTTATGTAGTATTACATAGTAGTTGTCATATAATAGATCAATCTGAACATATAGCAAAAGTATTTAATTTGCAAGTTAAAATTGAAAATTTTCCAGATGCAATATATTTCTCATCAAAAATACTAATTTTTGTAAGAGGATGTTGGTTATTTGTTCCTGATCCTATAAAAGTTATAGTTAGATTAGGTAGAAGTGATATGTTTTGTAAAGAACATATTGAATACGCTTATATTTCATTCAAAGATAATAATAAATTATATTTGGATAAAGAAGTAAGAAGATTAGCAGCAGAACATGTTGCTATTAGATATGAACATAAATTCATATCAAAATTAAACGATTTATACAATTTAACCGAATTTATAGGTAGTTTAATAGAAAATAAAGATAAATTTTTATCTTTATATGAGGCTGATTACAAAACCTGGAATAGACCATTGCCAGTAACATTAAAAGACTCAATCCGTACAACAACGGATCAAGCATTAGATGAAGAAGAAATATGGTATAGTTACTTGTAAAAGTTTTGAGAGCTTAAATTTACTCTCAAAGGAAAAATAAAAATCCCC